TACTTGAGCATTACGCTGCGCTGCGTCTTGTTCTATTAAGGCTCTTGCCCTTTGTTCAGCCTCTTGTATGACACTAGGATCAGTTTCGTCTTCTACAGAAGCTCTTATATTCGCTGCTTCCTCAATGACGCTAAAGCTAACTCCTTGCTGCTCTAAAAGCTCTGTTCGCATTCCCTCAGTCGCAAGTCGCACGGCAAGGTCTTCAACAACCCTAGTCCCTGCTTCTCTCATCGTAGGATCGCTTTCGCCAAAAACAAGAAAAGGCTCTCCGCTTGCTAGCTTCCGCGCTATTTCATCTGGAGATAAAGTTAAGTCTTCCTCCGGCCCCATAAGGCCGGCGGCTTTTACAACTTCAGGTGTGTAGCCGGCAGCGTCAAAGTCTTCCATAGTGGGCATGGCGCCAGTGGCTGCTTTGCGCTCATTTGCAAAAGAGACAGCGCCCTCCACTGGAGCAGATTCTGTTGTCGGCGCCACAAAAGAAGCAGGAGCTGTTTCCATAACCTCTGGCTGAGGCGTTGGATAGTAGCTCTGAAATTCAGGTGTCTCAGGGCCAAACTCCATGCCTTCGATCAGTATAGATCTTGGAGGGTCTACCGTTTCGCCCTCTTCACCAATCTTTATGTACCCGCCTTGGGACATGGGTATAAGGATGTCGTGAGTGTTGGTTTCTGTATTGAAAACACTTTTCTTATTCTTTTCAATAACAGGGTTAATGCCGGCCTCAGAAATAAGGCTAGCCTCAAGGTATTTGTCCATTTCATAATCGGTGTCGTTGCCTAATAAATCTGCCATTAGTCAAACAATCCTTGATTTGCGTATCTAGCTCTTAAAATTGATTTGAAGATGGAATAAGAGTTTCTACTTCTAGCCTGGTCGTTTTCGTTTAAATCGTTGTACCAAGCATCTAATGAGCCGAAAGGATCAGAGATGTCTACAGTAAACCCAGGCAAATCTCTTGATCTGCTTTCAACGAAATCCACATACTCAGCTCTCAACTCTTCTCTATAGATAACGTCAAACTCATTTATTTTTTTCTGAGCAAACGAACGAATTTCAGCCAACGTCATAGGATTTCCTTCTGACTCTCTTCGACTATGTTCATCCAGCAAAGCGCCAGTGGCGCTCTGAAAAGCTGCTTTGGATGCTTGAGCAAGCCTGTCATCTCTTCCAATTGCCATTTGGGCACTATAACCAAAATGCTTTGAAATAATCGTATTACCCACGGCCAAGCCTTCGTCAGCTTCGTTAAAGATTTTTGTTTTTAAAGACAAATATTCCGATTGAGACAAAGATCTTTTTCTAAAATTAAGCTCTGCAACTGTTAACATTCCTGCTTCAGCCATTCCATGAAGCACATGATTTACTTCAGCATCACCTTTGCCAGCAGGTCTAAAAATAGGAGTTGCCTCAGAAACCGACATGGCCTCTTCCATCGCTTCTTGCTGCGCAGGGCTGGCCCACATCTGGCGGGTTAGCCCTTCATATAGAATGGTTTGAGCAGCCGTTCCAGATATGCTTCCAAAGTCTATGCCTAAAGAATCGTAAACCTTTTTCATATCAATAGGATCTAAGACCTGTTGCAGCGTAGCCTCAGACACAGTGTCTGTGCTGTCTAGGGAAACAACAAGGTTGTAAGCTTTTGTGTTTGATTTTCCCACCTCTTCTTCGCGCTCATCGTCTATTTTCTCTTTGGCGGTAAAGAATGTTGAGGCCATCTGTATTGTGTCCTGCACAACTGCATTGGCCTCTTCAGCCGGCACAGCCATAAGCATATTCAAGACATGAGGCGGCAAAGATGAAATCCCAAACATTTCTTTCGCTTCAATTTTACCACTACGCACCATTTCAATTTGGGCCAAAATCGCTGAAAGGCCTATTGCTTTGTTTAGGTCAGTTCCTGCGTATGCTGGAACAAGTTTTTTAAATGCCAGCGACAAAACCTTTTTGGGAACATTGCCCATAATTTCTGGGTTTACACCGCCGTTTCTAACGGCTTGCTGACCCATAGCCTCTAATTGAGCCTGCTCCATAGCAAGCTCATCAGAAGTAACATCTAGATAAGGATCAGAGTAAATAGAAACCTGCTGGTCTTGCCGAGCTTTCAGTGCAGCCTGCCTGCGCTTTTCAATCTTTAGGTCAACAACCTCTTGCAGCCTAAACTTAATAGGTATTTCCATTTGGCGAAAGCTGTTGTCAAAATCTTGCAGCGCATATTTATTTTTGCCAACAGTAGCGCGCAGCTCATCATAAACACTTTTAACACCCCGCTCATATTTAAGCTCACCGTCAAAAATGTTTCCAACATCTCTATCTTTTTCAAGTTGGCTAGACAAAGCCATCAAGCCTTCTTTTGCCGAAAAGATTGCTTCGTTCTTTTGCGTTTCGGTAATCATCTTATAACGCATGTTGGCATACTCACCAACTTGGCTTGCAACCTCTGTTACAATGGCGCCCTTCTGCAATTCAGCCTGGACAAAAGGCTGCGCGTTCATTCTCGCCGTAATACGGGCGCCAGGGGCTTCAGATGTTGGACGGCCTTGTGATCTGTAAACTGGTATTCTCATATCTTACCCAAACATATTGTTCTGATAGCCAAACTGAGCTGCCTTTCCAAAGCTCTGGATCAAGCTTGTTGTTCCCTGCGCTCTTAGCCCAGCGGCTTGCGCCCCGCCTTCCATGCGTGACAGTTCAGCACTCAGCCTAGAACTTTCTTGCTGATCGTTGATCTGCATGTTTGTGACCGTGTTATTAAAATCGATGACAGCTTGGTCATATTCAAACTCTCGCGCAGCCTGACGCATAACTCGCATTGGAGTGCCGTGAGATATGTCTATGCCAGCTCCGCTGTACTGAGCGACAACAGACCCCTGGGCCTCTGCAAAACGAAACCGATCAACGCGCTCTTGCAAAACTGCATTGCGATTAATAATCTCGCGCTGCTTTTCAAGTAAATCAATGTCGCGCTCAATTAGGCCGGCGTTAAACTCGCCCACTCTTGCCGCAGCAGCAGCGGCCTTGTCAGCAGAGTTTTTGGAACTCAATCCGCCAAGTAGTGTTGCACCTAGCGTAAGTATCTCAAACATACTCAATCACCTCACAAATCAAATGTGTTCATGCGCGGGTAGAGCGCCAGAACAGTCATTGGTAGGGGCTGTGATTGCCGCACATAGATGCGATCACCGTCAACGAAACCGCCCTCAAACTCGATTTCCTTGTCTCCTGTGAATAATGGCACAGCTTCGTCCATATTCATAGAGCTGTCGCGGAAAAATATTCTATCGGCACTTGCTGAGTCGCTGCCCACCTCTGCACCAACTGTCTCGTAAAAGCGTACAGTTATGTCATGGATGCGTTTTGGCTTGCCTTGAGAAGTCCCGTCCTGCGATCCAGACTCCAAACGCATTGTTTGCATTTCGCTTGTGTAGCCAAACCCAACAGCCCCCGTTGTAACAGAAAAGTCTAACGCCACCCCGCCGTTTGAAACTGTCTTTTCTGCATGTGTGGCGCCGTTGGCTAGTATTGAAAGCTCTTCGCCCTCTAAGTGATACAAGCCAGAAAGAGTTGTAGTTGCAGAGCCTGAATAAACCAAGCCGCTGTCTACAAAAAAAGCAGCAGTCGTGTCGCTGCCAAAGTCAAATGTCTTCATCACTTCGACATATTGCTTGGTCACGCCGTTGATCGTGCGCTTAACAATCATGTAAAGCTCATCCTCACCGCTATCTGTCGGCAGGGTGATGATGCTTTCAACCTTAGCCTGACCACCGCTAAACGCCCCGCCTATAATATGTTTGTGCCAAGCAACAATTTCTTCTTCCCGCCGGTAGGTCAGCCCAAGCAAAGTCCCATCAGTGCGGCGCGCCCAGATAATACTTTCAGGTTCTTGCTGATACGCAAACTCTTGTATTCCACCTTCAGTCAAATGCTCGGACAGGATTGTAATGTCTGGGGCTGAATAGCCTGCAACGTCCACCTCGCCTATATAACGAAACTCTCTGACCTTGCGCGCTCCGCGCTGGGCAAACAAAGTAACGTCAGCAACCTGGACAACCTCGCTGTCAATACAGCCATAGTTAGAATACTTGCGGATCACTGTCTGCGTGGGCGTTATAGGCCCACCATTGGTTGTGGTCAGAACATACTCACCGCCAGATGTTCCAATGTTTAAAATACGAGTGGCAGACAAGTAGCGGATCGCGTTTACTTTGTTTGACGCAATAGTGTAAATCAGAGCATCATCGTCAGCAGTCCCTGTATGAAAGTTTAAATAGTCAGCACTTTTAGAAAACCACAATGTCTGAGGGTTATTGTTAGTTGCCGCAAAAACCAAACGCTGTTCAAAAAACGTAACAACACTAGGGTAATTGTTTGCGCTTGTTAGAACAGGCGTATTGTTTTCGTTAATAGTTGGTGTGGCAAACGTCCAAGCATTGTGATCTGTACGCGATAACGTGCGGATAGCGTGGCTTGGATGCACTAAGTACATAACATCCGCAGACTGTGCGAAGCGGACATCACCCACCTGAGCGGATGTGTAAGGTGTTGCAACCTCAAACAGCTTGTCAACACTAACGCCAGAACCAGTGTAGGTTGTGAAACCTGTGGTATCAATTGCACTGCCAAACAAGTCAGTCAGCGTGAACGTGTTAGTTGTAGAGTTTGCAATAAGATAGTTTCGAGCAACTAACTCAGTCATGCCCCCGCCTGTGTTGTACAGATAAACCTCATCTCCATTGGTAAGACCATGAGAATTACTTGTAAAAACGCCAGGATTAGCTTTTGTGATTGCTGAAACATTCTTTTCACTATCAACCAAAACCTGCAAACCGTTGCGAAAAACACGCATATACTGATTGCCAAACTCTAGCGCATAGGTGTCGGCTGTTTTAAACTCAAAAGGTATTAATCGAGTGACGCTTGAGCTGTCTTTTACTTCGCCTAAGTATTCTGTGCCTGGGCGTCGTGCAACTCCGCCGTGAGGCTGCACAATCATGTTTGTTAGAATAGACAGGCCTTCAAGGTACTTCTCAATCGTAGCGCGTCCCTCTAGGCGCGGAGAAATTTCACCGGCTGTAAACGTGCTAATCGCTGGGGCTGATCGCGCCATTAGAACCTCGACTCAATAAATTCGCTTGCCTCTAGGCGTTGTGGCGCGCCTTCAGTGCCGTCAACGAACGCGGCTTGTTTTAATTTGTCAGAGTATTCTGCCGCCATCATTTGCTTAACAGTATTGGAGCCAGTAATTGCGTAACTAACCTCAAAGGCTATAGCAGCGGCCAAAGTGTCGATCAGATTGGCGTCATACTCTTGCGGATCTGTAACCCGAGAAACATATTTGATTTTGGCAATACCTTCGTCAGAAAGCAGCTTACGCCCCTCAATGACAAACACAGGGCCACCTGTGTTGCTGAACATATTGTCTTGTGGGTATGACAAAGTACCGTTGCTAAACTCTAGCACTCGCAAACAATACGGGTTGCTTGGCAAAGCAAACTGATTTGCATAGCCAAACTCAGGTGATTCGCTTTCTTTTGGCAGCTCGGCCCTACGCAGAAGGCAGTTCCAAGGATGAGCGCGAAACACGCTGTCTCTTACGCTGTCAAACCTTTGGTTGATTAAGCGCGCTGGTTTGCTGTTTTCCTCAAAGCTTGAAATGTTGTTCGCACCCAAGCTGTTCAGCGCGTAGTTTGCAATATCAACCGTACTGGTCATCAGTTGCCACTCCTATTAATAAGGCTTTTTTTTGAAGCCCCACCAGAATCAGACCTTTTTTTCGCCGCACTAACTGCGTCCGTTATGCTGTCATACCTGGGGAACTTGTTGCCTGTTCTTTTTTCATAATCTTGCGCAGTGTTCCAAGCCTTGTCGCTTGCAAAGAATTTCGCTTCGCCCGTTTCAGTGTTAAACCATATTTGAGGAATGTTCCAAGCCTTGCCTTCTGGAGATTCCTCAGAAGCCAAATATTCCGTAGCTTTGCGCCCACCAGGCAAATCAACCGCAGTATGCTTGCTTGGATCAAAAGGTTCAAAATTATCCATATGGCTCTCTCCATGTGAAAAGAGGGGGCGGCGAACCGCCCCACTCCTATTAGTCTACCACATACATGATAGTCAGCTCAATAGAGCCGGTAGCAGTCCCCGCGTTTGTCACGGTAATTGCTACACCATCCTCGTTTGTATCGGTCTCTGTGCCAGAGCCTAGAGCGATAGTTGCGAGAACGTCTACCTTTTGAGCAGATGTTGACGCCGCCGCTGCCTTGTAAGCTGCCGCCGCCGCTACTACAGCTGTACCAGCTGCATTTGTGTGGGCCGCGTAACCAACAGACAGTGTTGTGCCGCTACCAAGCGCGTCATATGCCAGGTTGCCCTGAACCAAACGCGCGCCGTTAGGTAAAACAAACATCTCAATTTCACTAGCTGCCGCCAGTGAAGCTGCTTCGTATGTGCCATAAGCTACGCGGATGCGTCCACTAAGCTCATTGGCTTGGTTCATCACTGCCGGTGTGGCGCGTGAGTTGGTTCGTTGTGCAGAATATACAGTAGCCATTTTTCAGTCTCCTTATTCGTTACAAGCGATTTCGACGACTTTGGACTCTTCCATCCGTGTCGCACCAACTGACTGACAATAGTACACCTGAGTCGCGTATGACTTGTCTGCACATTCATCAATGCGTGCTGATGGCTCTTTGCCAATAGCGCACTTGATGCCGTCTGTTGCAAACGCAATCACCTGACGATCAGAGTTACTATCTGTACCCAAGCGGTTTGAAACGATAAAGTTAAAACCAACAAACGTGTTGATCTCACCCATCGCCAAAGCTTTGACAGTGTTGTAATCGCTCGAAGTTACAGTTGTATTGTTCAACAAATCAGAAACCTGCTTTGGAGAAACAAGAATGTTACGCGCGATAGAAGGATCTACGTTTCCACTGTCAAGGATCTCTTTAGCTTCAACCAACTTAGCAATAGTCAAACCGGCAGATCCATGTGCGATCTTTTGGCCTGCTGGCAATGTTGTAGTAGTTGAACCGTCTTTGCCTGTTGAGGCGCTGCCGAGAGCAGCAGCAATGATGACATCATCCATTGCGCGGCCCATAGCTGCGGCAGCAGCACGGCTATATGTTGAA